TCTTCATTGCATTCGCTTTTCTTTGTTGCAAACCAAGCTCTGTAACAAATTCTAAAGTACCTAACTCTGCTGATAATCTGTTTCTTTCGTTTGTTATAATATCCTTAGCGTTTAACCTTTGATTCGCAGGCAGTTCGCTGATGTATGAAATGGTTGCCCTTGTCGTCAGTCGCAAATTTGTTGGACTATTAGAAGTATTAGCTATACTTTCTAGCACTTGGTGATTATTGTTTGAATTGACCTTTAGGATAGGGTCTTTCAATAAGCTGATCGTTCTAAATGCTGTATTCGATGGTATGTACCCATTTCCGTTTGCCGAAATACCCTCACTAGAGTTAAATTTCACACTTAAACAAAGTTTATCAGCACCAAGCTCTCTAACTGGGTCATTACCATGACCGCCAATCGGAGAAAGGATTGCATTTGCTGTCGCACCTGATCCGTGTATAGTGTTGGACGTGATTCTAACGTCAGCCTTAGTATATCCGGAACCAATATTAATTACTGTTATCTCGTCAACAGAACCAGTTGTTGTATTCAGTTTTGAATATGCTTGTGCACCGCTGCCATCACCAATTACTGTAACTGTTGGGGAAATCACGAATACTGAATCTGTATTAGGAGTAGTTGTAAATGATGAATTGACCGTCAACGTTCTTGTCGTTCCTACATATTTTTCGATTCTTCTAAGCTGACCCAACCCTGTTCCTTGAGAAATGTATACGCTAGATCCATTATAAAACCCCTGTACAGCTGAAACCCCAGAGCCTGAGATTTGTAATGTCTTTTTACCTCCGACCAAAACATTACCATTTGTAACTTGCGAATATCCCGACCCAATAGTATTCGTTTCAATAACCTCAATTGAACCATTAACCGAAGCATTTTGCACTGCAGCTTGGCGGGTTTGTTCTGGTGATGCATCTGGAGAAGATATTGTTTTCACTGGAACATGAGATGCAGTTAAAAACTTCTCGGCTTCGCCCAACGAAATTGTATACATATATTTCCACATATAACCATCAGAAGTAGTAAATGGTAATGTGGAATATCCCGAAGGTCTAACTGTTGATGGTGAGGCAGAATTATTAAACAAACATTTATACACATTAAACTCATCAGTCATCACATAAAACACTTTAGAATACATCGCATCAGTTGAAGACTTATACATAGAGTAAACTACACCATTTTCCCAATTGTGTCTAGGCATGACATGAGAAACTCTTCCGACATCTACTTTTTTCGCACCGATAAAATCCTTTTTCAATGTATAGTGCAAATTAGATTCGGTATCTTTAGATGTTTCCGGAAATGGTTCTGAACTCCAGTTTGAACTTTTACCAACAGCTGCATAAATGATGAACGAGTTTTTAGTATTCCTTCCATCTGATGCGCTCATTGCCTTTAAGAACGCACTTGCGTTTCTAACTGAGAGGTCTTTAGTTCCAAAGCTATATGTTGCCATTAAGAGATTGTCCCTTTAGTGTAGTAAACTTCAGCAGCGGCAACTCCAGCAGAGTTCCACTGAGTATTCAAGGTTGCCGAAGTATCGCTTGATACTATATTTAGTTTAAGTTTAACGTAATTTTCTGGAGAAGTCTTAATAATTATTAGATCTCCATTAGAAAAGTGTTTTGTAAATTCAGTCGAAGTCCCTACTAGTTGAGTCGGTGCCGTATTGGACAATGATACTGTGCCGTTAGCCAATTCTGTTACCAGATTATTTGCAGAAGTTGACACATTGACTGCGACATTCGAGTGCGCTTGATACCTTCCGAATAAGGTCTGCCCTGCTGGATGAACCAACTTCAAAGCAACTTCCTTGTATCTATCTAATGATATGGGGGCAATTAATTGATAAGAGTACTCTTGATAGAAATTGCTGTCTTGGATATATCCTCTCGACGTGGAAACATGACTCCTACTTGTCCCATAATATCCTTGAGAATTTGCTGTACCCTTTAGCGTCAATCTCGCTGTTGCTTGTAAGGAGTCAGGTCTTCCAGACTCCTGTATTCTTACCAGCTCTTTATCTCTATACGAGTATCCAGAATCTATAATTTTTAATTTGGTTACCGTTCCGTTCGCACCGACTGATGTGTTTATCTGCGCATTTTTACCCAGAACACCTTCGTCTTGTATTTCTGTAATTTTAGCTGAACCAGAATCACGCAAGGTTCTAGTATCTAACCCACCAGGAACATATTCACCTTCATACTTTTCAATTGACACAGTTCCACCAACACGGAAAAATATATTATTTGGATCTCTTTGTAAGAAATCTTGCCAAACCCTTACAGTCGTTTCATATGTACCGTTAGCATGTTGTATTGTGGCTGGAACCTTGTTCGGAGAAGCTCCCATTTTAATGTCACCAGAAGCAGTTCCGCTTATGCCGTTAGTTTGTACAATTCTATCATTAGTGTCCAAAACAGTTACCGAAGTATTACCAGTACCCCAATTAGCAGTATCAGTCTGTAGAGTGACGTATTGCTCACCGATACCCAGAGCAGAAATATTGGGCTCTATAACTCGAACCTTTGGCGCAACTGTAAACCCTGAACCGCTCACCCTATCCGAAAGACTTGAAATTGTTCCAAAAGTAGCAGTCTTAAATAACAGGGAATCTTCGAGCTTGGTATAAACATGCTCACAAGTTGTGTTTGATGTTGAGTCCGCAACAATAGCAACTGAACCTGTACTACCGACCCTTCTCAAGTTCTGACCGATTAAAAATGCAGACAAGCTCGAAGTGTCGAATTGGCTGGTCAGCCCAGAAGATGTATTTGAAGAAACCTTAACTGTCATCAAATCCCTAGTATCAGCCCCTGATGGGTTATACGCATTCGACTGGGTATTTAAAATTTGAGTAACAACGCCATATACATAATCTTCGCTATGGGTTGATACGGTTTTAGAAACTAGTTCGTCGCCAACGGAAATGGTATTAGTGTTAGCAAAAACACCTAGCTGTAAGACGTGGTCGCCAACATTATTTGCAGTGTATGCCGTAACCTTACCAACATTGGCTCCAGCGGTGGTATTTCCGATATGGAGATATTCGCCATCGTTCACAGTTTCCGTTGCCGTAGTTCTGTGGTATGGTCTGAGAGCTAGACCTAATGATTGTTGCGCACCCCAAATAGCAAGACCAGATACACCATCTCCTGTATAGTCGTAACTTGAAGATGAGTCATTATTGCCTTCAACGAGCAAATTAAATCTAAGACCAGTATTGTTGTTAAATGCTGGTTGCGAAGTACCAGAACACCTGTACCAGCCGTTACCAGCAGGCTGAATCTTAACATTGCTCCATGCAGTGCCGTCACCAGCATCGGCAATAACACCTTCAGCAACATCAAATACTGGGTATTTGTTACTACCGCCATTACCTAATCCCCTGAATCCAAGCCACCTCTTACTTCCAGTTGAAATGGCTTTGGCATAAACTGAAAAATTCCAGTAAGAAATCCAACTATTCTGAACCATCGCAGAATTTTTGACGGCAACATAATGACCATTACCAGACCCAGCTTGATTATCCTCAATTAAGTTTTCAGCTGTTAGCGTGCCGTCTGGGGCGATTACATGGTTATCCAATGGCGTATCTGAACGAGCCGTTATCCAATGCGAATTGGTGTTTATATCTTCAGAAAGTTTTAAGTAATTATGAACCTGATCAGTGAAGTTCTTATAAGTATCAACCCTCAAGATGGTAGCGCCAGAAGTGCCATCAACAATCTGCTGAACATGCCCATCAGCCCCTGTCGCGGAACCAGTTATAGTATCGCCAATAAGTATATTCTTACTATTAGCAACAGTAATCAAAGAGTTTGATGATGTCAAGAAAGGGATGCCACTAGTAGTTACTTGATTCTGCTCTGGAAATCCAAACTGCGGTGATGCCAGTATGGTGTTCGCGAATGTATCCATCTTGCGAACATAATTTCCTTCATTTATGGATGGAGCGAGTTCCCCAAAAATGTTATTGGAACCAACTAAATTGGTGTTAAATGCAATAGCAAACGAATCAGAAATATCTGGTTGCTTTAATCTGAAGCTGGGCTGTATTTCCCCATCACCGCCAGTTATTCGTATTTGACTTTCACCTTGATCTTCTCCATATATTGAAGAAGTATATCCTGAACCGCCATCCGAAAGAATGAATGATATGGAACCTAATAAATCAACTGTATCTGAAATAACAACTTTACCGAGACTACCAGTATCGTCTGATATGATGTCAACAACATCACCTCTCTTATACTCACCGCCAAAGGTGACCAAATCTAAAGAACTGATTCCTGCTTCAATATTAAAAGAATCGCCAGAACCATCAGGGTTCTTTAGAGTAATTGGTTCTAGGTTTTGAAATTCCCCTCTAACATTTGATAGAACAATTTGCAAAACGTCTCTGTTTCGAACAACCCTACCGACAACATCCTCAACCAGAGCTTCAGCAGTTGACGTTTCGCCAACAATAATCTTACCTATCAACCCAAAAATCCTTTTATCGAAGGCTGCAACTAAATACTGATCAAGTCTCCAATCGCCATCAGAAACCTTCAACATTTGATCTGCTGGGTAGTTTACCTCAATATCTTCATTATAAATGCTCCTAAAAAGGAGTTTATATGAAGAGAGAGTTCCTCTAGATATGTTAAAATATTTTACATATTTCGCCAAAAGCCTTTTATCAGAAACAACATTGTGCGGGACAGAAGGAAGGAGTGTATTTTGAAAATAATCAATATACTCGTCTAAGGTTGTATCAATACTTTTATAGTCTTGTATATTTTGTATAGCGTCTGTGAGCTTTCCATTTTGCTCAAGATACTCATAATACCCCTCAATAAATGCGAGAAAATTATCCCCATCTTCTTTATAGAAATCTGGAAATTGATTTTTTACTAAATTTGAGAGTTTTGCTTTTATCATTATGTCTGTTCGCCAATAATTGTAATAGAAGCTTCGTTAGAATCCATTAATAAAATTTGCTCCCTTTGGGGAATAACGTCCATAGTTTCGGTTGTAGCCTGCACCTTCATCTCTATCCCACTAAACGCTGATGGCGCAAAGTTCTCAACTTTAATCGAACCAGTTTCATAGTCCACCGTCCCAGCATTGGCAATAATATTTATCTTTTCATTATTATCGCCATATCTGAAAATAGTAATATTGCCCAACGTATCATCACCAAGATATGACGTAAATCCAGAATATGTGAACGAAGAAGAAGAAACAGAACCCTTTCTAATAGTATTGTTATAAGATACTTCTAACAAGGATGGGCTATTTAAATTTGGCGAAATCCTACCCTGAACCATAACGCTGGCATCATTATTCAATACTGAACCGCTGGATGTATCGTCTAATGAGCGGATAAACCTAGAAAACCTAAACCTGTTCCCAAATCTTTCTAGGTTATCTGTTGCATATTTAGAGATGGCGCCCCTAATATTTTGCTCAACTGCGCTCTTAGTCAATGAAGACCGAGTCGTATCATAATATGTTGTCACAGAGGGAATGATATATGTATATTTGGCATCAATAACCACAGGGTCAACCGCTAGTGGAGTTCTATCTTTAATAGAGAACTCTATATCTTTTTTTCTATTCGATGTAGCGAAATTCTCACCGAAAGGCTTGACAGCAATAAACACCTTACCATTAACTGCTGGCTGAGCCAACTCACCACCGAAGGCGATTACTGATTGTAAATCTGGATTTTCGCTAGAAATTATTCTTTGATAGTCTTCAGCAATTACTGCTCTATTTTGAGTTTGGTAATTTCTTGGAGCAGAGAATTTTATAGAGTCAACAGTTTCTTGGGGGCGACCGCCATTGGCAACTTTAATAACAGAATTTATTTTAGCGGTTGTGTAATTGGTTCCGACGTCTATAGAGTCGACACTAAAACTTGATGACCCATTAGTCAAATCTCCATTATTGACCAGATAATCAACCCTTATAACATTTCCTGCCTTAACTGGTTTTCCTAGAGAACCTGATCCAAATATAATCTCATACTTCTCATCAGACGCCTCTTCTAAGAAATAGATAGGAGAAGTTTTAAATACTTGGTTTATATTAGTTGCTTCTTTATATTCAGTGGTAGTTGTGTCTGTTACCGATTCTTGAACATTAACAACTATGCTGGTCGTATCTACCCCTATATTCGGTACAATATATTTCTGAGGAGTGGAACCGACAACCCAACTAAACGTCAATGGCTCACCCTCACGAATTATTATATTTCCTTTATATTGACCAGCAGGGTTTCGGTTTATCTTATTAGATTGCGGTGTAACATATGTATATGTAACATCATCAACTGTTGTGGTGAACTTAGAATTTTTGGGGATCGTTATCTGAGGAATTGATGAATCCACACCCACAAATTCAACTTCAATTTCAGCAGATGCACCAATAGAAGAAACTGGCGTATATCCGAGCTCCTTTGCCCTTGATACAACTGAGTCTCTTTGTTGCGCAGTATCTAAAAACATCTCATTAGCAACCATATTCAAATAGTATGCATTATAATGAGTATTATATGCGAGAACATCTAAAAGGGACGACAAAGCAGAACCCTCAAAGTCATAATCTTTGAACTGACTTTGAGACCTCATGTATGTTTTCAAATTTGATCGTATATCATCAAAGTCTAGTTCTGAAACTTGTAAGTATGTGTTTGCTGACATTTACCTAACTCTTTCTAAGATTACATCCAGAACCACTGGGTTCGGATCGTTGATTATCATGAACGCCACAGAAACAACCAAAGCGTGCATATCTTGTTTTTCTTCAACCAAAACCTCAACTATATCAGCTCTAGGTTCATGATTGGCTATCGTCTCTCGAATTGCGCTTTCCATTTGTTGCTTTATAGCTGGAGAGAACAGCTCAAATAGATAATATCGAATCCCACAACCAATGTTTGGTTTGAATGGTCGTTCGTAATAGTCTGTGAGTATGAGCGACTTAACCGATTGCCTAACAGCATCTCGATTTATCTTTTTAGAAACTTTTCCAGTGATAGGGTGGGCAAAGAACCCCAAATCTATATCACTAAATATCTCTTCTTTCTTTGTTTTTACGCCCAACTTAGACATCTATACCCTACTTTGTGTTTTTTGATTCTTGTATTTCTTTTCTTCTATCTTTACAAAGTTTACCAATTTCAGCTAGAGCTTTCCTAGCTCTAGTGCCAGCTGACTTATTGCCTTCGGCAAACTTTTCGTTTTCTTGAACATACGTTTCAAATAAATTAACTAAACTATCGTGAGACATAAAATAATCCTTGACTTTTGCAACCAATCAGGTATAATAAATATTGTACTGCTTTAAGTAATACTAGTTTCTATTTATAACTTCTCGAACGATTCTATATCAACAATATCAGCGTTACTTCTAACTCTTTTCACTTTTATGCGGGCTTATCTGTGTCACCAGCAGAAGAACCTGATGGTATGCCATGAGTATGACCCTTACCAGATATTCCTGCGGAAACATGATCCACGGATGCTGTTGATTTACCAGTGATATCAAGATTACCAGTTAGATTTATATCGCCTGTCCAGTTGGTAGTTGGAGTCTCAACCGTAGTCGTACCATCAACTGTAAGGTTAGTGTCGCCTTTAACTGTGACACTAGTGTCGCCTTTAACTGTGACATTGGTATTTCCGTCTACAAATATTGTAACATTACCTTTAACGTGCAAGTTATCATTACTGGCTACGAGCGTATAATTATCTTTAACAACTCGAGTTACCTTATCACCATCAGGGTACAACTCATACATCGTACCGCTTCTGTGTAACTCCTTAATTCTTTCGGCACCCTCTGTATCATCATATTCCTTATAATGACCCGACTCAGTTTCCATTACATGATTCATCGGATATACTGGGGCATATGTTGATGGCGGTATGCTTATCTTACCAGCATCTTCTTTCGTATCATCGGCAACGCCTCTTGCCTTTTTATTTACATCTGACTCGTCAGTGTATTTCGGATAAGTGCCGTTTGGGTCGTTAAACCCAAGAGTTGTTTCCGCAGCCTGCGATGGTGCGCCAGCAAGCGTTCCGACGACAGCAGGTTCTTGCGCTCTATCTCCATCTAAAAAGAACCCAATAACCCAAGTCCCTTCTACCATACCAGTCGGTGATTTACCAATACCGCTAATGGAAGCAGAATCAATCCCGCCCAAAGGTATAGCCCATGGCAATGTTTCTGTGGGAATTTTATCTTTGTCGTCAGTGTGGTATCCGTATACACGTACACGAACCCGACCTAGTTGCGCTGGGTCGTTCCTGTCTTCAACAACACCGAAGAACCAATTAAAATTACCTTTACCGACAAAGTCTCTCATTCAATTATTCCTTGAATTTACTGTCTATCCAACACTTTCCATAATACAACACCCCCAACCAGACAGTAAACATTATACCATCAAAGTATGTGAGATTGTTCCATGCTTCTAATGGATCCATTTACTTCTTCTTTTTAGCTTTTCTTTTTTTCTTTGGCTTTTCCTCAACCAACTCTTCTTCTTCGTGCGCTGGCTCTTTTATTTCTTGAAGGAATTGTGGTTTTGATTTTTCATTTATTTCTTGTAAGAATTGTAATTCTCTTTTTGACCCTGGAATTGGCATACTAATCTCCTATTGTCTAATAGCCGTGTCTTTAACGCATTCCAAAACAGTTGACATAGATTCTGACCCGTCAAGGAATTTGTTTCTTATCTTTGTAATTAAATATTTACCGCTCAAGTATTTATCGTCAACATTTACTTGGTCTAATACGTTAGATGCTGGGGGTATGCTCAATGTTATAACGTCACCAACGTCCAATTCACTATCACCAGGAATAACGACCTCAAGCTGGGTATTAAAAATATGAGAGTAATATGCCTCACCCTGCGCCAAATGTTCACTAAACTTTTTAGTTGAAGGGGCTTCTACGGAAAACAGTGAATCGTTCTCGTGATCATGCCTAGAAGTGTGCATCCTTACTATTGGGTCGCCATCAATTTGATCGCCCGCAATCTTGAACTTTTGTAACTTTTTGAATTTTGATATATAGTCGTCATATTTATAGACAACTTCTCGTTTGTTCTTTCTTAATGGGTCTATGAATATATTTCTTGACTGGTATAACCCTGCCTCTAAATTGCCCAAAAAGTCAGATTGACTAATAACCTCAAATGACCTTATATTTGTCGCCTCAGTATAATCATCTTTCTTTTTATCTTTATACACTCCTGAAAAGTTTGAGGGTGCATATGTAAATGTTTCTTTAGATTCTTGTGATACCAATGTTCCTAAATTTTTAAAATTGAAACCCTTGCTATCTTCATAGAACAAATAGTATGGAATGTGGTCATCAGAATCTGATTCCTTGCAAAGAAAATCAATTGTATCGTCTACTGTCAAATTGGGTATTACAAACTTGTGATTTCCGTTTGTCGCATCAAATTGATTTTGCTTTTGTACCCTGAACTTAACAGATTCCTTCAGGGCGGAATGCACTCCTTTGGCGCTTGAGCTATATACAAACTCATCAGTTATGCTTTGAATCATTGATGATATATCGTTACCAGCAGCGCCACCATAAGACCTAGATATTTTTTGACCAGCAGAAACATACGCCTCAACGCTAATTCCTGAAAGGAAATATGCTTCGCTGTTTTCTTCTATTCGCTTTCTATTGGCCATCTCATATAATGCAAATACATGATTCTTATAAGGTAAGCTGTCGTCATTAGATCTATATGAAACGACCAGCATATCACCGCCAGAAAATCCACCCTGAGTCACGCCATCTTTAATTTCGTTTATGGTATTTAACAGACCAAGGGAATCGTTAATGACTAGGTCGCATTGTAAATAGTGTTCAAATAAACTTTGGTACACGCTGAATTCAATCGTTACAGATTTAAGATCTATAACTTGACCAGTGGCTGTGATTAGTTTAAATGATCGGACATCAACGTCGCCTGCGTGCTTATATCCGCCTATAGACTCTGACATTAAACGCCATTCCTTAGAATATCTTCAACCTCATCCCTAACTTGGGGCAAGTACCTTTTATCTAGTAATCTTATAGAACGCTTGCTTTCGTTCAGCTCAGTCTCATAATCATACTTGCTCAATGATTGTTTTTGGTAATTAGATGGGGTTGCATTATATGTGGCTTGGTCAACTACCACCACCCTTTCAGCCAATACAGATCCGTCAATCAGAACCTCCCCTTCAGCTGGAACAGAAATCCCGTTTCTGGTTTTGGACAAATATATTCTATTTTCATGAATCTCGGCTTGGGCTGCAGAGATAGAACCATACTTTCCCTTTATGTATTCTTCAAAATCAAATGTTGATAGTGGCCAATCAAAATGAACATCCTCAATGTTTGTAAAGTGCATGACCAACCAAGCATAGTTTGAATCGCCATAATATTTTTCAGCAATAGTATCAGGTCTATCCCCTTCCTGAATATCATATTCATAGTATGCGTCAGTCCTTTCCGAAAGATGGCTCGGTATCTTGAACCTTCTCATGATATTAGTTAGCTCGACTGTCTGACCTCTATTTGTCAAATCGTGCTTTGTTGTTGGGAAATATGAGAAATAATTAGACATTACTTACTACCCTCTGGTGCTGTATTATTTGGTTGCGGTAAACCAGAATCTAAATCTCCACGTGTAATTATCTTTGTTTCTTGGAACGATAATTGAATCTCAACTGAAACTGGAGCGCCAGTATCTTGGAAGAATAGTGGTATTCCTTCGCCATTATAATTTACAGTCATCGACTTCAACACGCAAGTTCCTATTTTATACAAGTTCCCTGCGATGGCGTCAGCGAATGATATTTCAAATTCGTCTGGATATTTGAAGGCGAGAGAGCCTGCTGCATATTCTGGGTGCATGTGGAATTTGTATGCGCTTATTATTTTCTGAATTGCTATAGACTCTTCAGCATTCCTAGCAATGAACTTATAAGTAAACCCATGTTCGCGCATGTCAACGCCTTTGAATAATACAGCCATGTGTGGGTTAACTGCTAATCCTTCGTCAAGAGCAATTCCTTGAACCACAGCACCTCCAGTAAACGCACCACCCAAAGCTGCGCCAGCACCGCCTCCTATCTTTCCCGCTGCAGCTGTGGCTACCGCTGCAGCCACTGGGGCGCCAGCTTGAACTTGGGCGTCTGTATCGCCTGACTTAAATGCTGCAACTGTAGAAGAAATTCTAGAAGAAATTAGATCGGATATATCATTACCAGCAGCGGTGACCTGATCAGCAGAAATTCTTCCAGCAGCTCCGGCACCAAGAGCTCCCAGATCAGAGTTCTCATATTGCGCACCATATGTAGTCTGCAAGTTGCTTGGTATCGGCAATACAATATTCCTAATAGTCAAATCTTCGGCAACATCCTTTCTGCTTTGTCGAACACGGTTCTTGACTGTGAAGATCATAAAGTGTTCGTTGGTTAAATCATCAGGAAACTGTAGCGGTTCTTTAACCTTACTATTATCATAAAGGTCAGCTAGAGGGGAGTTGACTAAATTCCCTATCTTAGTTTTTTCTAGTAATGAATTGAAGTTGGCATTAATAGAAATCCCATTGCTCCCAGCCGAAACGGAGAACCCACCAATTCCTGCTGCTCCAGCAATATTCTCCAGTTTACCTTTGGCTGAAGCTACTGTAGATTTGATACCAGATGATACTTGTTTCAGGTTTATTTTCATTAGACGAGCCTGTATAAATATGCGTTGACGCATCTATTTATAAGCAGTGTATGGCTCAATTTTATAAAGGAAAATATCAGTGCAAGTTTCCTGAGAAATATAAAGGAGACACGTCAGATATTATTTATCGCTCAAGCTGGGAGCTAAACTGCATGTCATACTTTGATAAGAACCCAGATATAGTTTGGTGGGCATCAGAACCGTTTCCTATAGGGTATCGATCGCCAATCGATGGCAAGAAGCACCGCTACTTTGTCGATTTTGTTATCCGAACGAAGAATCGAGAAACGATTATGATTGAAGTGAAGCCTTACGCTCAGACCCACGCACCAAAAGCGCAGAAACGACTGACTAAAAAATATCTAAGTGAAGTCAAAACATGGGGAGTCAACCAAGCCAAATGGGAAGCAGCGGTTGAATATTGTAAAGACCGTGGATGGAAATTTCAAATACTCACTGAAAAAGAGCTGTACAAAAGGAATAAATAGTACATAATAAAGAGGCAAATGCTATCGCTACCATATTTGATGATATACTCGCAGCAGGTGTTCGTAAAGGGCAGGTACCAAACCGCACTCAAGCTGCGAGGGATTGGTTTAGGCAGAAGGCACGTCAGCAGAGAAGTGCTGCTGTTTACCCAGCAAATATAATTAAAAGCAGCGCATCTGATAATCGCAAAGCTCGTGTTCTTATCGGAAGGATGTACCATTTCAATTATGAACCCAAGGGTGCCAAAACACTACCATACTATGATAGATTTCCGCTGATCTTTATGGTTGGACCAGCTCCTGGTGGCTTCTATGGAATAAATTTACATTATCTCCCACCTCAACTCAGAGCCAGATTGATGGATTCACTATATGATATTACAAATAATACGAAATATGATGAGTCTACAAAGCTAAAAGTGTCATATGATATACTAAATAGTGCTAGCAAATACAAGTTTTTTAAACCAACCTTTAAGCATTATCTCAATACTCAGGTCAGGTCGAAGTTTATTGAGATTAATTCTACCGAATGGGATACTGCGTTATTCCTACCAACTGAAAGGTTCCAAAAAGCTAAGAAAACTAAAGTCTGGTCAGACAGCAGGAAAATGATCTAATGGGATTTAACGTCAACGACATGGTAGCATCGCTCAATAAGAGCGGATTCGCCAAGCCCTCTCACTTTGAAGTGTTCATTCAAGGTGGTGGGGATATTGAAACTGAGCGTGAACTTTCTTATCGAGCAGAAACTGTAGATATTCCTGGAAGAAGCATTTCTTCTGTTGAACACAAATTCCAAAATTATGGACCAGTGAATAAGGTTGCTTATGGAGCAATCTATGGTGACGTAACTGTTCAGTTTCTCGTCAGTCAAGATATGAGAGAAAAGGAATACTTTGAAATATGGCAAGAGAAAATGGTCGGGACTGGCGCTTTTTCTGATGGGCAAGCGCAGTATAATACAAAATACTTTGACGACTATGCCGGAACCATAGAGATACGCCAATATGGCTCACACGGAAACCTACATTCAATACACACATTAAACGAAGCATACCCTTTAATCGTAAACCCAATCACAATGAACTGGGCTGAAGACGGTGCTGTAAGAATGGGCGTTACATTTGCCTATAGAAACTACAAGTGCCTTTTCACAAAACAAGATCAACCAGAAAAGGGATTTGGGTTTTCGGTCAGGCTTGGAACTGGTGGCATAAGTGGAAGTTTGAATATACCAAGCCTTGGAAGTATAGTTGGCTCA